GTCATTTAACTTGGTATCATGGCGAGAAAGAAGCTGGGAATATGTCACTTTTGGCATAGCCCATGCAAGTCCGATGACACAGCTCTCCTCCGGAACAAATACCTTACCAGTAGCAAATCCTCCGGCAATACCTGTACCTTTACCGGAGAGGTTACCTTGGGGACTGTCCTCTGTCGTTTGTGACGTCTGCTCAATGTCGCTGATGCTAATCGGCATACGACCGCCGCCAATGTACTGCGGTATCTGTAACCGGGCGTCAGCCGGGCGGACACCATAGAAACCTTTATAAAACTCCGGAGCACGGCGACCAAAGCGCATTTCGCGCTCTTTGAACACCTGCAGAGCATTCGTCAAACGAAGCTCATTGATAGTAATTGCAGTAGCTTCAGAAAGGTCAACAGAACCAGTTAAATCAGCAGCATTAATAGAACCAGTAACAGCAGAAATAGGTGCATCAACAACACCTTCACCCGGATGCTGCGATACAATAACGGACGAAACGGACTGCTCATTAGAATCAGTATATAAACCAGTTTCACCATCAAAAGTATTTCCAACCTGTGCAATAATTTTCGGGTCTAATAACGCAACATCGGTACCACGAATAGGAACAGTAACAGGTGCATCCTGACCAAGAGGAAGATAAACAGGTTCTCCATACTGCAGGGTAGGCAATGCCTTCGTGAAATAATCAGCCTGCCAAGCATGTCCGAAGAAACAACTACCAAAAGTTTCCCAAATCTTACGAACAAAATCAGCAATGTTGTTAGAAATGTTACCTTGAGGCTCATTCTTCGGGTTACACCATGGGTCAAGGTCATCCATAAAACCGGACCAAGGGTGTATATTTTCGTTCGTGTACCACTGCATCAGCAGTCTGCCATAAAAGATGAACTTCCGGGCATTAAGCTTTCCAGTGCCGACAAGAGCAGTACCTTGATAGAAAAGCTCCTTGGAATAACCAAGCATATCGAACAGACTGCCATCTTGAACAAGGTGCTGCACCAAAGCAGTATTACCGCTGGTGGTAGACATCAAACGAATATAAACGTCACGAGGCGTCCAATACGGAAGATTAACTTCTTCATCCGGAGTCTCTCCGGTAATCATGTCCGTAAACTGGTCTCCTTCCAGTATTCGACGACTGGCAGACCAGAAATGAATATAATAGTCAATGTTATCCATTATCGGAGCTACCAAGGGCTCCAAACGGATCAGAGCATGAGTCCGAATCAAAATATTAGAGTTCGGAATCAGATCCTGAAAATACACAGGAACAAGCTCACCAATAGCAGCTGTATAATCGTTCCTGTAGCTCATGTTATACGCACGGCGACGAGGGTGCAAACCCTGCACAGTGCTAAAAATAGAATTTACCATATTGTTTGTTTTTTAGTTCGTTTAGAAACAAGTTCAGCATGTCGAATATGACATTCCTCTAGCCACCTAAAGAAACGTACCCGGTCATCTCCCAAATAGGGCTCAAAATCTTTATGCTTGCGGAGGAACAGCTGAAACTTCTTATTTTCAATAAACTGCCTTTGAGCTTCCAAATTCCGCTCATAGGCTGCACATATCTCCGAGCGAGACTGATCGTCATACCGGTCAAGTAGCTTAGTCCGGTAATACCGAGGCATAGGAGCATCAAAACCTTGCCAATGTACGCTCTCAAGCTTCGAAGGATCATGATATTGGGCTTGTTCACGAAGATACTTGACACCGACACCGCCGTTCATCTTACTCAGCAGGCGGAAGTTCTTGTTCTTTCCTTTGGGAACATCAGAACCTTTCAAGCAATACTTCGTGCAATATACAATGCTACCTTCTTCAATCTCACCAAACTGAACGTTACCGTTCTGCCAAGAATTGACAATTATGTCATAAATGTCATTATTCCTGTCAAAATTGAAAAACAACAGAGCATGATAATGTGGTCTAGCTGTATGGTCGCCATATTCAGACACAATAAAGTATCTACAGGCTTCACTATACTTAATTTCAGCCTTACAGAACGCTTTTCTCAAACGCTTAAGAAAAAGCTGTATATCACGCTTAGAAACACCGTCAGGCGGAAGGTGTGCGTCATCATAGGTCAAAGTCACAAACAAGCCAAAATTGCAACTCTGATACTCCATACGAAGACGGAACACCCACGTCTGACGGTCACGGGCACGACAATTAGGACACTTACCACAAGGGTAAACCTGTCCGGACTTTGTATATACTGGGCTTGTACAGTTCATACAATGTCAAATCTGTCATTAATAAAGATAACCTCCTCGCATAAGACGGCGACGACCTAAACGGCGACGACGACGGACAGCACTGCGGATTCTACGTGCGCGACGAATTGCGCGAATCTTACTTCTTCTCATAACTACAAAAAATTAAGGGATTAAAGGTAATAACGGGGTGACAGACTGGACGGCATTCTTAACGTTACCTATCCAGAACGTCCACGGCTGATACTTCTGCTGATAATTCAACATACGAATCTGAGGTGCAAGCAACTTCTGTCTCTCAGAATTCAAAAGAGACTGGCTGCCAATCAAATTTGCACGAGGAACTAACAACGAATTAGTACGATAATTATCGCTAAGAGTACGATACATATAATATGCAGCGGCATTCTGTACATTGTGTGTATAGATACCGTTAGCACCTGCCTTGAGAGAAGGCAAAACAGAAATACGACCAGTACGATCATCAAAAAAGAAATCGTTACCGATAGCAGATTTGCCGGCATACTCATCAGCAGCATCACGAGCAGCAGTCTGAGCAATACTTGCATCAGCCTGAGCCTTCTTCCTGTTTGCAATAGCAGTCCGAAGTCCTTCAATGTTAAACGCCTGTGCAAGTTCACGCATTCCTCGACTAAACTCCGGAGCATTGGGGGTTACCATTTCCGGGGCAGAGGACGCATTTCCGGCGTTACCTTGACCATATATCAGGTTCGGGTTCAATCCGGCTTCTTGGAACCTCTTCATCTGTGCAGCAGGCGAGTTATACTCATTCTGCATTTTCCACATGTCAAGGTTAAACTGATTCTGTTGTTCTGCAAGCTTCTTCTGATACTTGTATTGAAGCGCACTTCCAGCAATATCAAAAAGACCAGAAACAGCTGCACCAATAGGGTTACTCCAATCCATAGGGCAAAATGTTCAATTTATGATTTTTACACTTTCAAAATTTATGTCAAAAATGACAGTGGTGTCAGTACGCGCTAATAAATCAAGTAAAACGCGCGTACATGGGCGCACCTGCGCCCGAGAAAAATGTTCAAAATTAGAAAAGATTACCTTGAAAAAGATAACTATGAATAGTATTATAAAAATGACGCTTCGCATAATCAAGCTTTTCAAAAGAAGCCAATATTTTTCGATTTTTTGACACATAAAAAATGTTATTTTTGACATATAATTGCAACCGGGCACCGTCACCTTGAAAACTATACATTGTCTTCATTGAACATATCATTTAAACGTTGCATAGTTGCTTCCATATCAATATCATTAGACGGATCGACATCCTCAGTCATCTGCTCCATGAGCTGCATCTCCTGCGAATACTTCACCTGCTGATCAATATAATCCCGGGCATCCTGAGTAAGACACTCATTATAAAGACACCCAGCAGCATTGTGAAGGTTAAACCAGTGAACTACAAACTCCTGTTGCAGTTTAGACAAAGAAATGTACTGCTCGCGAAGATTCATCGCTCTACGAGCCATTTCGGGGGATTCTACGGGCTTTTTTACGGCTGCCTGTGCCGGGCTTGTTTTTGTTTCCATAATTTTTTTTAATTTTAGATGGTTATTTATTACTATTCTGCCATAAACGGCAGTTATCTTATGCCGATCCGGTTGACCAGCAGCAGTGGAGAGCTACAGAAGCACCGCACTGCAAAGCTGGCAACCTTTCCGACCGACGGAGCAGAGCTCCATAGATAAGCCGGAATGCAACCGCGGCTGTTCAACCTTCGGGCGCTTCTGCCGGCTCCTTACGTTCACCGCCAGAACCTTCCGAAGGCTTGACATCCGACTTTTTGCCTTCCGGCTTATCTGTCGGTGACCCGGAACGAACGCCTTTATGCTTTTCAGCACGGCGCTGCTGCAGCTCCTTCTTCCGCTGCTCCAGTTCCTCCTGATAGGCATAAACGTCAACAATGTCATTTATGTCATCGGGCGGGGCGTCATTAATAGATTCATGACCAATCTTCTTCAATTCTTCTTCTGTGTACATGTTATCAGGAACACCTTCAGAACGCATACGAGTATTTACATTCAAACGCTGACCACGGGAAGAACGAACAAGTATCTCACGAATAGAAAGAGCTTCATTATGTTTGAGAGCGTCATCCGGAGTGCTGTCTACATGCTCAGGAACCAGTACATAGTTCAGAGGAGTGACAAACCGGGTTACTGATGTCATTTTTGACATTTCGGGTGCAAAGGTAACACTTTTTTTTGATTCCTCCAAATTCTCAGGAGATTTTTTTTCTTTTTTTGCCATAATCATAAGTTTTTTGTCCTCAAACCGGACGGGGGAAGCCTACGCGGCAGGCGTACGCTCACGCGTCAAGAAGAGGAGTTTTGTGCAAATTGAGAACATCCTACCAAAATTTTAAAAATTAATAGGCAGGTCCTACACAAGCAGCGACGGGGTACCGTTACGGCTCAACGGCTGGACGAGCGAAACGGAAAACTTCAAAGATACCTTCATATTCGGATTCACAAAGCCACGCTCAAGGTCAGTATACTGTACAGCAAAGACACGGACAAAGTTAGCCGGGCGCATATACAGAAAACTGCTATTCAATGCAGGCTGTGAATCGAAAATACGTCCAAGAGTCCAGAATGAATAACTGTTCTTAAATGCACCATGCATCTCATTAGCGTGGAATCGATACTCAGTATACCGGGGCTGGTAACCGAACTCTTGGTCTCCAGTAGCAGTGCCATAACTACCAGCAAAAATTTCATAATTCCGAACTTCCTGCTCGCCAATATGTACAAAAGAAGGGTTAAAATACTCGAATCGGTCATTTAACTTGGTATCATGGCGAGAAAGAAGCTGGGAATATGTCACTTTTGGCATAGCCCATGCAAGTCCGATGACACAGCTCTCCTCCGGAACAAA